TTTTTGTTTTTTTGAGTATTTAGAGAAAGGCATGACTACATACCAATTTTAGGTGAGCCATGACCAAGTATCTCATCCATGACGCCTCTCATATCGCCACTATCTACTTTCATGACCTTGACCTTAACGTCTCCATCCATTTCTTCGTAGTCTTCTTCTTCTTCCTCTTCTTCGTCTGGAAGCATCATGCCTTGATAACATAGCAATAGAAAGTTAACTAACTGATCATCAGATAACTCTAAGCCAGGTGCATCATGAGCAAAACCCATCTTCTCCATGAAAAGTTCTGCATTTTCTTCCATGTTTTCTATGTTGATATCAGCCATATTTCTCTCCTTTGAGTTGCTTAATATTAGATATTATACCAAGTGCGTAACATACGCCTTCGCCTACTTTACTTATAACCTTAACTATTTTGTTACTCTTGCCATATCTACCTTTAGATAAATCGTAAGCCATTTGTTTTGCCCAAGCTAAAGCTAAAGGTTTGGCTATTTTATAAACTATTCCTTTGCTTCTCATTTTTGTAGCTACATATTTTCCCCATACACAATAACCTTTATAGACATTTTGGTCTACACGTTTTCCATATATCTGATCATATTTGTAGATATATTTTTTCATATCGCCCATTTCGTATAGTGCAGTGCATATGTATGTAGATGAATCAGAAGAGGCACCAGCATCATCGCTAAATGTGTTTGACAAATCTTTGCCACCAGTTGTGTCTGTAACTGATGTCTGAGCTCCAGTTTGAGAACTTTGTTCTGGGTCTACTCCTTGTGATCTTCCAAATCCAAGAAATCCACCCTTACTTCCACTGTAACCTACCCCCTTTGCTCCACCAAGATCGCCAGTTGCTCCAACACCACTACCAATTCCAGAACCTATGCTTTCTGCTTGGCTTTTGCTATAAGTGTAAGTTTGTGGGTTGGTTACATTTGTTCCAGGCCCGAATGGTGATATACTTGACACAACGTCATGAACATTTCCATATCCATAACCTATACCTTGTGATATTTCGCTTGGGCTTAAATTGCCACTTTTATCTACATCTAATTGTGTTGCAAGCTTATCTACATTTGTAATGCCAAATGGATTTAATGTATTGACAACATCTTGAAAGCCAAAATCTTTACCCATGACTTGAGCTGCTTGCATTTGAGGTGTCATATTGGTAATGTTTTTGCCTATACTATAAACTACACCAAGTGGGTTACTTATTTCTGTAAGACCTTTACCAATGCCTAATCCAGTAGCAATACCTAATCCTTTATCTGCAATGCTCATATCAGTTTTGCCTAAAGCGTCACTTAACGCCCCATAGCCCCCATATTGGTCGCCTCTAGCCATTTATCTAACCATACCCTCAGCGAAAGGATCGATACCTCTTCTTAACAGGTCCATCTGCTCTCTAGACAAACCACTCATATCTGGTCTTGGTGGTGGTGCTGAAGGTAAAGCTCCAATCCTTGATGATGGCATTGTAGGTCTAGCCATTGGCATTTGTGGTTGCATAGGTGCTTGTTGTTGTCCAGAAAACTCTTCTGGTCTTACTCCAGTGTCTCTAGTCCTTGCAACTGCCTCTATAGCCTCATCCATTGACAGATTAAATTCCTTCATAAGGAAATCTATTTCTACCAAAGTCTGCTCATCTACTTGGGGCATCATGCTATTCATACCCATATCAAGATTAGCTGGTACATTTTCTCTAGCCATTGCACCATCTAACAACCCTCTTGTCTTAGCAAGATCAGATTGCAATTCTTCTACTGTAAGTTCTGCTCCAGTTCTTTGTGGTGGTATTCCAACTGGGTTACCAGTTACTGAATCAATGTACTCACCCTGTGGGGTTATTACTATTGGCATCTTTCATCATCTCCTTTTGTAGCTCAACTTGGTTTTTTTCACGCTCCATCTGCAGTTCAAGTTCCAACTTGGCTACTTTTGCCTGTAAGTCTGCTTGTAGCTTGGCTTGCTCTATCTGCAAATCTTGTTTCGCTTCAGCCTCATTAATAGCTAGTTTTTGCTGTGCTTTAGCTTGGTCAGCTTGTATTTGCACCTCAGTTCTTGCTTTCAAGGCTTCAGCTTCTAATTTTGCTAGTTCTTGTGCGTATTGTAGTGGGTTTTGTTGTTGTTGCTGTTGCTGTTGCATCATTTTAGCTAGTGGTGCAATTGCTTGCATTTGAGGTGCTTTAGCCACAACTTCTGCTGCTCTTTCGCTTATAAGCCTATCCATCTCTGGATTAATATCTTCGAACTTAAATTTAGGGTCACGAAGCTCTGGCAAGGTTGGTAATGATACGCCAATACTTGCTTGCATTCTTTGTCTATATAACAACGCTATATGTTCAGCAATATGGGCTATCATAATTGGTTGCATAGCCACAGCCCCTGGATTCCCAGCTAACATTGGGTCTTGTAGGAACTGAAGATGAACTGCTATATGTGCATCGTGGTCTTGGTCTGGAAAGGCTCTTATGGCTTTACCATACATCAAGGCAGTGTTTTCTGTAACAGGATCAATTCTTGCTGCATCGTCTGGCTTCTTAAGTATTTCGTCTATGTTGTTTATACGAATAGCCTCAAGCATTCTTTTGTTAGCTTCATACTGATCGAATAATTGTGGGCTTGCAGTTGACATCTGCAATACTGCTTGTGCTTGTGCAATTCTTTGTGCAGTACTGAATATGTTAGGGTCACTAACTGGAATAACATCTATTCTATCGTCAAAGTCTTTAGCAAATATAGTTTCGCTTACACCACCCAATGCAAATGTAAAACTCTCTGGCAGATATTCTGCGTTTAGCTTGGCAAGCATTTTAAACTCTTGCCCTTGTGAATAGTGAAGTCTTTTGTGTATAGCACTAAAAGCTTTACTACCTTGCTCAATCAGTGCAACTGTAGACCCAACGGGGGCGTTAGGGTTGACATCGCCTACATTTAAGTCTGCAGTACTAGCAAATCTTCTTCCTGCATCAGCGATAGCGTTCATAAGATTAAACAAGGTGCTTGAAGGCTCTTTAAATGGAAGTGGCATAATAGCTTTGTTTACATCGTCTACTGTGGCATCTAAGTCTGCAAACTCACCAGGGTTTATCTGCATTTCGCCACCAGTCACTCTACCTTTGAGCTTAAATCCACCTTGCATGTTAGCGAATGCTGCTGAATCTAATAATGCTCTTAGTGATCCAGTAGCTGCTTTGCCTAGTCCACCTATCATGTGATACAAGCCAAAACCATAGAAACCAGTTCCAGGTAAGAATTTATAACTTACAAACCAATCTCTTCTCTTTTGCTTAGGGTCTTCTTCTCTCCAATTACGCCTTACGCTTACTATCTTTTCTGCATCGTAATCAATTGTAATGACATAAGGAAGGGCAACCATGTTATCTTCGTCTTCTTCTTCAATAGTATCTATGCCATCAAATGATTGATACGCATGTACTTCTAGAAGTGTCATAACTTCGTCTTCGCTATCTCCATAAGGGTCAACGCCCTCTATCTCACTACCTACATCACCGCTAGGGTCTATATCTTCTCCACTGTATTTACTTGGTAAATAGAACCCAGCCTTAACATATTTGTTAAAGTCATTCTTAGGCATACGAATAACGTGTGTATATCTGCTTGATGTGTAAAGGTCTTTACTCTCTGGAGAAACTACAAAGTCTTCTGCTTTTACAAATTGTGAGCATTGTCTGTCTAAATTAGCATCCCACCAAACTTTCTTAAATGTATGTCCAATTAATGGTAACTGAAATAACATCTGATCTAAATCAGGGAAATACTCTGGCATCTCTTGAGTAATCTGATGATTCATAAAATCTTTTACTCTTCGAGCTTGCTCTTCCATCTCTTCAGTAGGGTCACCAACAATAATTGTCTTAACTGGCCCGCCACTTGGGTATAATTCTGCAATTGCTCTTGCATTAAATTGTGTAGCTGCTTCTGCTATCATAGGATGAACTACATTACTTAGTCCTCTTGTAGCCCTTTGGTCTTCCTCTTCTTCTTGACCACCATGTACATCTAATGTTTTAAGACCTTCCTTGTATCTGTCTTCCCATTCTGATCTAGCTTCTTTGTCTGCCTCATAGCTAGATATTAGTTGACTTGCTACTTCATTTAATTCTTTTGCATCTATTGTTTCTGCAAGATTTTGGTCAAATGCTGTATCTTCATCTTCCACAATATCTAAAGATGGGTCGCCTACTAAAACCTCATCATTGCCAATATCTTCTATCTGAAAATCATCTGAGGGCATACCTTCTGCAAAGGGAATTACTTTAGGTTCTCTAGCCATATATTGTCATCCTTCTCTCCTGAACTTCATCTTCTTCATCATAATCTGTAGAATGAGTGATGAACCAACCTTTTCTTAATCTTAGCCAAGCCTGTGTACAAGTGTCAACTATATCATCATTATCACCCGCAGGGAAGGCTGAACATATATCTATTAAGTTTTTAGCCCATTTTTTTCCATGTGGATAGAATATTCTTCCATCCTCTAGTAATGCAGAACTACTATGTGCCCTAGCTATCTTGTCTCTATCTGGAGAATAAGCCAAAACTGGTATGCCACCCATCCTTAAATCTTGTAGCAAACTTTGACCACTAGCTTTCTTTTCTATCAACACTGTATCTGGCTGCCAGTCATCATATGCTTCTTGTGCTAGTTTTCTTAACTCTGGGTAAGTTACCTTGTCATACCACATTTCTACAACTATTGCGTTTACTTGTCCATTTTGTCTAAAGATGCCCCACGTTGTTCTTGCACTGTAGCTACTTGTTTCTTTGGTACTGAACGCAGTATCGTAGCTTTGAACCAAGTATTCAATCTCTGGAAGCTCATCCTTCTCCCAGGGAACCCACCATTCTGCTTTAAGGATACCACCTCCTTTGGGCATTGGTCTCTGCTGCAGTTGACCAGCACTAGCGTATGAACCCAAACTCTTTTCCAAATTATCAAGAGTTTTCTCGTCAATCCTC